ATCCACAGGCATGCCACTACAGAGTTTTAGGCGTCTAAAAAGCGGAAACCCGCATGAATACTGGGCTGCGGTGTGTAAAAAAGACAATTTTCAGTGGATAACTGTCGAACTCGGGCGGCCAGCCTGCACCGGCGGCCGGTTGGTTCAAGCAGCTGGAGTGGCGTGAAGGCTCCGGCCTTTGGATCAAACCGCGCTGGACCGCTCGCGCCCGTGATCATATCGACCAGGGCGAATACCGCTACCTGTCGGCCGTGTTCCCCTACGACGCCGCCACCGGCTACCCCCTCAAGCTGCATTCTGCGGCACTGACCAACCGCCCCGGCATTGATGGCATGCAGGCGCTTGCGTCGTTGACCGCGTCCGATCTCACCTCAATCCACCCGACCCACCAGGAGAGCACCATGAACGAGCTTCTGAAAAAGCTGTTGGCGCAGCTGGGCATCACCGTCCAGGGCGATGCGGCCTTGTCCGAAGAACAGCAGACCCAGGCACTGGCGGCATTGACCGAACTGCAAACGCAGGCCGGTACCGCGAGCACCCTGGCCACCCAGCTGGCCGACCTGAGCGCCAAAGATACCGCCCCGGACCCGGCCAAGTATGTGCCGATTGAGGTGGTCAGCGACCTGCAGGCCCAGCTGGCTGTGCTCAACGCCCAGCACAAAACCGGCGAGCTGGAGCAGCTTCTGGCCGATGCCAAGAACGATGGCCGTCTGTTGCCCAGCATGGAGTCCTGGGCGCGGGATTTGGGCAAGAAGGATATGGCGGCCCTGAGCGCCTTCCTGGACAAGGCACAGCCGCTGGCCGCCCTGTCGCAAAAGCAGACCGATCAGGCCAAGCCCAAGGAGGGCGATGACCCGGTGGCCAGCCTGAGCGCCGAAGAGAAGGAAGCGGCCCGCCTGCTGGGCAAAACCCCGGCGCAGTTCGCCGCCGCCAAGGCCCAGGCATAAAGCTGCGGTCATAACCGACACTTAAACAGGAGCACACACCATGGCAATGGTTACCCCCGCACTGCTGCAGGCGCTGTTCACCGGCTACCGTGGCGACTTCCAGGACGGCATGAAACAGGCCGATCCGCAGTGGAACAAGGTGGCAATGGAGATCCCCTCCACCAGCAAGTCCAATACTTATGGTTGGCTGGGTAAGTTCCCGACCTTCCGTGAATGGGTCGGCGATCGCGTCCTTAACGACATGCAGGCCCACGGCTACTCCATCGCCAACAAGACCTACGAGTCTACCGTGGCGGTCAGCCGTGATGACATCGAAGACGACAACGTCGGGATCTACAGCCCGCTGTTCCAGGAGATGGGCCGCATGGCCGAGATCCACCCGGACGAGCTGGTTTACGGCCTGCTGTCGGCGGGCACCTCCACCCTCTGCTACGACGGGCAGAACTTCTTCGATACCGACCACCCGGTCTACCCCAATGCCGATGGCACCGGTGTTGCCGTCAGTGTGGCCAACTGGGATGACAATGCCGGTGCCGGTACGGCCTGGTATCTGCTCGATACCACCCGTTCTATCAAGCCGATCATCCTGCAGAACCGCCGTGCGGCCAACCTGCAGGCGATGACCAAACTGGATGACGAACACGTCTTCACCGCCAACGAATACCGCTTCGGCGTCGATTGCCGCCGCAACGTGGGCTTTGGTCTCTGGCAGCTGGCCTACGGCTCGCGCAAGGATCTGACCGCCGACAACCTCTGGGCCGCGATCAGTGCCATGCGCGCCTTCGAGGCCGACGGTGGCCGCAAGCTGGGCGTGCGCCCCAACGTGCTGGTGGTGCCTGCGTCACTGGAAAAAGCCGCCACCCGCCTGCTGGAACGCGAGCTGGACGCCAACAGCTCCAACGAGCTGCGCAACCGCCTGGAGCTGGTGGTCGCGGACTACCTGTAACCCTCCTAGGGGTGACAACTGCCAGGGATGGCCCCCTTACTGACAATGCGAGAGGACACATGAAATGCCAATTCGTATCAGCTCTGCAATCAATGGTTTCCGCCGTGCAGGCGTGGCTCACCCGAGTACGCCGACTGTTTACCCGGATGGCTTTTTCTCAGCCGAACAGATCAAGCAGCTCAAGGCGGAGCCGCGCCTGGCGGTGGAGTTTGGCGACTTTGAAACGGACGCTGCTGAAACAACCGATCCGACAGATCCGGGTGCTGATCAGGCTGGGGCCGTGGAGCCGGGCGGTGTACCAGGCGATCTGAATGCCCTGACCGTGAATGACCTGCGCACCTTGGCGTTGGATCTGGGCATTGAGGGCGGTTCCGGCATGAAGAAGGCCGACCTGATTGCCGCCATCCAGACTGCTGATCTGAGCGCCGCCACTGGCGATGCCACCGAGGCCTAAACCATGTACGCCACCCGTCAGGACATGATCAGCCGCTTCGGTGAAGAGGAGATCCGCCTCCTCACCGATCGGGACGGCAGTGCCGGGGCCATCGTCGATGCCGTACTCGACCAGGTGCTGGCCGATGCCAGCGCCGAGATCGATGGCTACATCGGTGGCCGCTACCGCCTGCCGCTGATCACCGTGCCCGATGTGCTGGTGCGTCTGTGCTGTGATATGGCGCGCTACATCCTTACCGATGAACGCGCCCCCGAGCAGCTGCAGAAGCGCTACGAAGCGGCCACCAGGTTCCTGACCAAGCTGGGCACCGGCGAACTGAGCCTGGGCGTGCTCGATGCCAGCGATACCGGCCCGAGCAGCAACACCGCCGAGATCCAGTCCGCCGGTAGCGTCTTCGCCCGTGGCAACAGCAAGGGGTTCATCTGATGCTTGAACTCAAAGACGACTACCTGGCCGCCGAACCGCACCTGATCCAGCTGCTGGAGCAGGTCGAGGGCATCCGCAAGGTCTACAGCAGTGCCGATCTGGCCGAGATGGAAGAGCGCAGCCAGATCACCCCGGCGGTGCACCTGATCTATCGCGGCGATCGCGTCAGCGAACAGGCCCAGGGCGGCATGCTGGGCCGGGTGGTACAGACCTGGACCGTCGTGCTGGCCATCAACCTGCGCCAGAAGGAACAGGCCGGGATGTTGCTTGCCCGGCTGGTCAAAACCCTCTCCGGCGTGCACACCACGCTGGGCCCCATCAACCGTGTCAACGCGCCACAGCCCAGCTTTCGGCCCGGCTTTGGCTACTACCCACTCGCATTTGAACTGACCTTCAGAACCAAAGGAGCACGATAATGAGCGGACTCTTGCTTGCCGGCGATGTCTACTTCGACCGTCTTACCGATGCCGGGGCCAGCACTGGCCTGGTCGGCCCGATCAACGTTACCCAGCTGCAGCTGAACACCCCGTCCGAATCCGTGGACCGCACCTCCAAGCGCAAGGATTCATACGGCCAGGTGCTGGACTCCGTGGTGCTGCCGCAGCCCACCGAGATCAGCATCGTCATCGACGACCAGCCCGCCGATCTGTTGGCACTGGCCCTACTGGGCGACGTAGAGGAGCTGAACCAGGGCAGCGGCTCCGTCAGCCTGACCGACATCGTCCTGCCCGCCGACAACAAATGGGCCAAATTGCCCCACGGCAACATCGGCGAAGCGGGCCTTGAGCTGTTCGAGTCCGATGGCACCACCTCCATTCCGGCCGCTGCCTACGAGATCAACTACTCGCTGGGCATGATCCGCACCACCCCGGGCGGTGCACAGGATACCGGCACAGCGGTTGAGGCCAAGATCAGCTACAGCCACAACGCAGTGGCGGGCACCCGCATCAAGGGCGCCATCCGCTCCATGATCCGTGTGCGCATGCTGATGGATGGCAAGAACCTGGCCACCGGCCTGCCGGTGAAGCTGGAAGTGCCCGAGAGCGTACTGGCCCCCACCGAAGCGGTGGACCTGTTCGCCAGCGAGTACGTCAGCGCCACCCTGGCAGGCAAGGTCAAGCTGGTGAATGGCGAAACCGCGCCGTTCTACCTGGATCAGGAAACCGCCTGACCCTGACCTGATCCACCCGGAGGGCACCCGCCCTCCGTTGCCGTTTAACCTCCATTAGTCCAACCGGGTGCCGCCATGAGTGCCAAAGACCTTGCCCTTAACCTCCTCATCAAAGCCAAGGACACGGCCAGTGGTGTGGTGCGCACCTTCAAAAAGGAAGTGGACGACACCGGCCGTGCCGCTGAAGAGCTGGACCGGTCGTTGGAACAGACCAACCGAGGCATCGAATCCACCGGTAAAGAGTTCAGCAAAACCGGCGAAGAGGCGCGTGACTTCCGCGCCAAGGTCGATGAAGCCCGCACCTCCACCGAACGCCTCACTGGTGACACCCGTGGCAGCAAGTTCTGGCAGCGCTGGAGCAAAGGCAGTCAGGACGCCGGCCGCGACACCCAAAAGTTCCAGAAGGATCTGAACGACATCCCCGCCGCCGCCCGCAACGCCGAAGGCGGTATCGGCAGCCTGACCAAAAAGCTGATCGCCCTGGGCGGGACGTACCTCGGTATCACCACGATCAAGAACGCCATCATGGGGCTGATCAACACCGGCAGCCGCTTTGAGGATATGTCGGTCCAGATCAACACCCTGATGGGTTCCATTGAAGAGGGCGAAAAGGCCACCGCCTGGATCAAGGACTTTGCCACCAAAACCCCTGCCGACATCGAAGGGATCACCCAGGGCTTTATCAAGCTGAAAGCCTTCGGCATCGACCCGATGAACGGCAGCTACCAGGCGATCATCGACCAGACCAGCAAGCTGGGCTTCAGCCAAGAGAAGATGGAAGGCGTCATCCTTGCCCTGGGCCAGGCCTGGACCAAACAGAAGCTGCAGGGTGAAGAGGCGCTGCAGCTGATCGAACGCGGCGTGCCGGTGTGGGACTTGCTCTCTGAGGCGACCGGTCGCACCGCCGTCGAGCTGCAGGAGATGGCCAGCAAGGGCGAGCTGGGCCGTAAGGAAATCGAGCTGCTGATGAAGGCCATGGGGGAGAACTCCAAGGGTGCAGCCGACGCAGCAATGGGGACATGGACCGGCCTGGTCAGCAACCTCAAGGATATGTGGCTCAATTTCGTCAATGATATCAGCGAGTCCGGCTTCCTCGACTACATGAAGGAGCAGCTGCAGGCGCTGATCACCGAGATCAAGGCCCTGGCCGCTGACGGCACCCTGAAGCGTTGGGCGAAAGAGATCTCTGATGGCCTGATCAAGGTCGGCGAAAGCATCAAGTCCGTGATCCAGTTCACCATCGAATGGAGCACCCAGCTGGGATATCTGGCCGCTGCATTGGCTGTGGGCAAGCTGGTCAGTTTCGGTAAGGCCGTATGGGATATCGCCAAGGCGACCAAAGCGGCTGCCTTGGGCACGGCTGCCATGTCCACCGCCACCAGCGGCCTGGGCACTGCCGCCGCCACGGCCGGTAAAGGCTGGGGTTGGCTGGGAGGTGCGCTCAAGGGCCTAAGAAGTATCGGTGGCCTGCTGGTCGCCGGTGGCCGCCTGCTGACCGGTGTCGGCCTCCTGGCCACTGCAGTGAAGCTGGTGGCAGACAAATGGCACGAATCCGAAATGGCCGCGGCGAAGGCGCTGGCCGACATGCAGCAGCGCACCATTGATGCGGTCAACGAGCAGCATAAAAACCTCGACTACATGAACGTCCAGCTCAAAACCGAGGAAGAGCTGGGACGCATCAGCCGCCAGGGCTACGAGGCGTACCTGCAGCGCCTGCAGGGGGCTCAGGCTTATTGGCAAGCCCGTGTGGCAGAAGAGCAGGCAGAGATTGAACAAGGCCGCGATCGCCAGACCCAGATGGAAGAAGCCAAAGCCCAGCTGGAAGCCTACATCGAAGCCGAAGGCCGACTCAAAACACAGATCACCGACGTCAATTCGCTGAAAGATCAGCAGTTGAGCTTGGGGGTAGCGGGAGCAGAACAGCACACGGCTCAGACCGAAACCAAAATCGCCGAGCTGGGCGAAGTCGGTGAGCTGATTCGACAGAATCACGAAGAGCGCAAAGCACAACTGACCGCCGAGCAGGAAGCCTTCAAAGCATTGGGGCTGACCATGGAAGAGGTCACCGGCCAGATTACGGCACAGGGTACTGCCGCTGTTACCGCCTTTGAAACCATTGTGACCTCGGGCAATTACACCGCCGAGCAGGTGCAAACAGCCTTCAACGCCGCGCTGGCTAAAACCACCATCAAGGCCGATCTGGAAGCCCTGATCGAAATCCTGCGTAAAACCGGCGAAGAAGGGGAAAGCGCTGGCAACAAAATCATGCAGGCATTTGATAAAGCCCTGGAAGAAGCGGAAACCGAAGAAGAACTAAAGCGCGTCATCGCCGCGCTAAAGGTTGCCGGGGAGAGCGGTGATGTATCCGGCCGCCGGATTGAAGGCGCCATGCGCAAAGCCAAGGACAAGTTGGACGACCTGAAGAAAGGCGCCAAAGGTGCCGGTGACAACATCAAGGATGTCGGTGACGAAGCCGAGGATGCCCAAAAGGACGTTGATGATCTGGGCAAGGCCTTGAATGACAGTGCCGAGAAAGGCAAGGGCGGCATGGAAGCCCTTGGCAAAGAGATCAAAACGCTGATCGAAGTGGTGCAAGACCTGACCACAGAGTTCAAAAAGGCCGGGGAGGAGGCCGACGAGCTGACAAAAAAGACTAAGGCCGCGAAGGATGCGGCCAACGACGATGGCAGTGGCGACGGCGACAGCAGTGGCGGCGGTAAGAAGTATGTCAGCCCAGCGCAATCGCTGGCCTGGAAGTTGGGGCGGGAAGATCCGGCACTGGAGCAGGCGGTGTGGGCCGTTATCAATCAGGGCGGCATGAAAGGGTATAAGTCACCTGTAGGCCCCACCAAATATTCCGACTGGGGCGACACTCTTGAACGCAAGGCGCGTGCATACCTGAAAAAACAGCGCGCAGAAGACGAAAAACAGCAGACAAGCCAAGCACAGCCTCAGGTTGATCCCGCCAGTGTGGTTAGAGCCGCTGAGGACTCTATCAAAGGCATGCTGGATGCCAGTGTGCGGGCCAAAGTAGAAGAGATTTTCATGGCACGGGCAAAAGGAATGTTCAGCCAAATGCTGGAAGAAGAATTCAGTGCGATGACTGAAGACCTGCTCAGAAATATTGAAGCCTCAAGGAGAATCCACTGATGAGTATTACCTTGAGCGGCATCACCCTGCCAAGCCAGCTCCTCTGGCCCGACGAGTTCGACTGGCTCCCGATCGCCCACTCATCCGAGCGCAGCCTGACCGGCAAGCTGCTGATCGAAGAAGCCCCGCTCATCAAGGGCCGCCCCATCACGCTGGAAAGCGACTGGGCCACCCGAGACGTGGTCGAACAGCTTTATGCACTGGCCAGCCAGCCGGGGCAGAGTCACACGCTGGACCTGCACGGGCGCACCTTCACTGTCATGTTCCGCCAGAGTGAACAGCCAATCAGCGCAGTGCCAATTAAGCCGCACGATGTACCCGGCCCTAACGATTACTACCAAATTACCCTGCGTTTAACCGAGGTATAAAATGACCATCCTCAGCACCGATATCAAACTCATGGCCTCCGAGCGCCTGACCGACAACGACGACGGCGGCGGCCAGATGAGCGCAGTTGAGATCCAGGACGGCGTGGTCAACAACCTGTTCCCGGACATCAGCCGCCTCGACCGAACTTACGGCCGCGTAGCCCTGCGCAAACTCTACGTCGCCGTGCGCACAGCCAACCAGGACATCTACTACGGCAGCCACGCGATCATCACCGACGCCCCGGACGACCCGAACGTCAGCGTCCTGATGTTCAGCACCGGCAGCTACACCGACGAGCGTAAGGATGCACAAGGGCGCGTCGAAAGTTATGTCATCCAGGGCGTGGCAACACGCTATGTGGTGTATGGCGACCAGATGGAAGGGCAGCGCACCATTCGCCTGTTTGCCAAGCCGGATGCTCCCCTGCCCAGTATTGGCGACGTGTACCTGCTGAGCGAAGAGGTTGCCTCCGTGGTGCAGGGGGAGCAGCAATACATCAGAGTCACCGAAATCAGTCATGAAGTGCAGAGCTTCATCGACGGCAATGTCGAATTCGACAAACGTATCATCACGATGGGGATTGCAGAGCCGTTAAAACGTCGCTTCCCGGGGCAAGATGTTCCGCGTTACTCGGATACACAGAACATCGCGCCGACGCTGATCCGTGAAACCAATATCGCTCAGGATGCGAAGTATTACGGTATCGTACCGCTGCAGGAGCCGATCGCCGCCGGTGATATGACACTGAAAGCTAACGGCATCTATGGTCAATTAGTCCCGAGCGCGACCGCCGAAACACCTGTAGCAGACCTTCATGCTGGGATGAACCGAGCCAATGTAGTTGCCTCCGGTGCCGCCTATACCGTCACCGGCACGATTGAATCAGGCGTGTTCAGCTTTGGTCGACCGGTCGTGCCGGGCACCGTGAATCTGGGTAATGGCATTACCGATGACAGTGCAGGCAATCTGTATCAGGGCGGGGTATTAAAGGGGCGTGTGGACTATGGCTCGGGCAAGCTGAGCGAGCTGACGCTGGCAGGCGGTATTGCGATGACCGCTCAGCCCGGTACTGGCATTTATGAAACTGCACACACCGCCAGCACTCCGATCGTGCTGGCCAACCGTGGCTACAACTACATCAAGACCCTGCGCCCGATCCCGACACCCGGAACCCTGTTTGTGGATTATATGGCACAGGGCAACTGGTACCGGATGCAAGACAATGGCAAAGGTGAGCTGGCCGATGACCAGGGTGGGGTTGGAACAATCGACTACACCACCGGTACCGTGATTGTGACAGCCGGTGCGTTGCCCGACGTGGATAGCAGCATTCTGTTTACGTGGGCCACCGGTGAACATTACGACATTCGCACCGGCGACCTGGAGCTGTGGCCCGCGATCGTGCATACGGTGCAGATGGGCAACATCGTGCCCAATACGCTGACGGTTGAATGGACTGCAAATGGTGTGACCAAAACCGCGACCGATGATGGTGCCGGTTGGTTGACCGGTGACGTTTCAATCGGCCGTGTGAGCTATGGTAACGGCCGCATCTCCCTGCACCCGACGTTGCTGCCGGACTCTGGCTCCCAGGTCAACATCACCTACAACCACGGCGGCGGGCAGATGGAAGTGCCAGAGCACACCATGAGCGGCACCGACGCGGTATTTACCCTGCAGAACCTGCCGGTTCGGCCGGGTACATTTACGGCAGAGTATGACCAGGACTGGTTCTTCAACAGCAGTGGAACGCAAACCGATGTCAAACGGGCCGAGAAAACCACGGTTACCGTGACTGACAACGGAGATGGCACGCTCAGCCCGGCCGGCAGCATCAACTACACCACGGGCCAGGTGGTCTTGCCCGTATCTGATGCCATCACCATCGAAGACTGGACCGGTGACGCCTACCGCGACAACGCCTACGATGCCCAGTTGGCGGGCGCAATCACCACCTGGTACCAAGTCGATGACCCGATCAACCAGATCCTAGACACCATTCCCGCACCTGATCCACAGCTGGACCTTGCAGTGGGTACGTTTGACCGCATCGTGCCCGGCAGCATCGAGTTTGAGTGGCAGGGTAAAACCTACATCGACCGAGAAGGCGCGATCTACACCGATTGGGACCGTCAGACCGGATCGGCCAATGCCGTCGGCGTGATTGACTACGCCACGGGCATTATGACACTGAACAGCTATACCGGCGGGGGCAGCAACACCGTCACCATCAAAACCCTACTGACAGCCAAGGGTGAGTGGTACGCCTGGTGGACGCACTTCAGAACGCCTGGTGCGCCGCTGCGTCCGATGAGCTTTTACATTCGCGCCACCCTGCTGGATGGCAGCGTTATCAGCGCCATCCCGGACGGGCAAGGCGTGATCAGCACGCCAGAGATGGAAGGCACCGTCGACTACGAGACCGGCATTGTGCAGGTCGATTTCGGCAAACGCCTGCTGGACGCCAACCTTGACCCCGCCGTGAAGCTGCAGCCCTGGTACGACCCGAACGATGTCGATGAAAACGGCTACATCTTCGTGCCGAATCCGGTGCTGCCCAGCAGCATGAAGTACAACACCGTCATCCTCAGCCAGCTACCCCTGAGCGCCGACATTCTGGGCCTCGACCCGGTACGCCTGCCGGTCGACGGCCGTGTGCCCATCATCCGCTCCGGCGACGTGGTGGTGGTTCACAGCACCAAAACCGACACCCTGCCGAACCCCGTCAGCGCCGGTCAGACCATCACCCTCAGCCGTGACCAGCTCGCCAGCGTGGTCCTTGAGGACAGCGAGGGCACCAAACTGGATGCCGCGCTCTACACCGCCAACCGCGAAACAGGCACCGTGACTATGGTAAGCCCGCTGGACCTGAGCGCCTACACCCAGCCACTGATCGCCCGCCACCGCGTCGAGGACATGGCCCTGGTCAACGAGGCGCAGATCAACGGCCAGATCAGTCTGGTCGGCGGCATCAGCCGCGCCTACGACCCCGCCGACACCTGGGTATCCAGCGCCCTGATCTTCGGCGACCTGGGCAGCCGCGTACATCACCAGTTCAGCCAGGCCACCTGGACCAACGAGTGGAAGGACGAACGCATCGGCAGCAACACAACCGCGCAGTACAACAGCCTGCTCTACCCGATTCAGGTGGATAACAAGAACAGCATCCGCGAACGCTGGGCGCTGATCTTCACCAGCAGCACCAGCTTCAACATCGTGGGCGAAGTTTCGGGCGTGATCGGCACCGGCAACACCAGCGCCGACTGCACCCCGATCAACCCCACCACAGGGGAGCCGTACTTTATTGTACTGGCCGCCGGTTGGGGGAGCGGCTGGGCCACCAACAACGTGCTGCGATTCAACACCGATGCCGCTCATGCTCCGGTCTGGGTGGCGCGTACGACAATCAGCGGCGCGGCGACAAAAGAGGATGACAGCTTCAAAATTCAGGCCAGGGGGGATGCTGACTGATGGCGCTTTCAATCCTGTCACCGCACCACCCCGATACAATCAGCTTCTTTAAAACTGACGATTTTTCAGGCGGGGTTTTTAAAGATGAAACAGGCCGCTGCAACGGAACAGCGGTCGGCCTATCCACGGTTGATTCGGATGTAGGGAAGCTGGCGTACTTCGATGGTAGCGGTTACGCGTACATAGAAAATGGAATACCTCTGCTGCCAGAGAAAAACTACTCACTGACGCTGTGGTTTGTAAGGGGCAGTCACAGTTCAACGATCAACTTTATCACCCACGGCGCGTACGGTGAAACGCGTGGATCAAACTACGACTCATGGCGCATTTCAACAGCGAATAGTCTGTATTGGTTTTTTGAATATGGCACGGGCCAAAACACAACTTTCTATCCGGGGCTCACAGTGCCAGCAGATCAGCAGCTCCATATCATGACGATTTCGGTCGCTGAGTGGAGTGTTGAAATTATGATCGATGGTGCGATCGCAACGTCGTTTAGCAGAACTGAAGCCCTCGGCCAGTGGCCTACGCATAGAGCAACTACCTGTGGCATAGGCGTCAACCCATATTACTGGGCAGAGCAATACGCTGGCGGCATGGGGAGGATACGGGTACACAATCGCCCAATCACCTTGGCAGAACACCAAGCGTTGGCAGCGGAGCAGGAATACTCGATCGCTGGTCAGGTGTTGCACGATGGCAGCCCGATAGCAACTACGGTCATGGCCTACGACGTAGAAAGCGGCATGTTAGCTGCAAAGGCCGAAACCGATATTAATGGCAACTACGACCTGGAGCTGTATTCCAGTGATGACGTTATTGTTGTGCCATTGATGCCGGCCGGATACCGCCCACTCGCACATGGACCAGTCACTCCCGAGCTGAGGAGCTTGTGATGCAAATACGCCAAAACACCCCAACCCGCACCGCCTGCATGCAGGCCCGTCTGGACCTGATCGACGCCGCCACCACACCCGGCACCATTCGTTTGATGGCCGGAGGGCAGCCCGACCCCTGGGCCGATGTCAGCAGCATCCCCGCCCACGCGGTCAGCACCACCTATACCGCCGGAGATTACGTCACCGCCGGGCTGCACTACTACCGCGCCGAAACCAGCGGAACCAGTGCCGCCACCGCCCCGACCTGGCCGACCGATGGCAGCACCGTCACCGATAACGACATTACCTGGCAGGACATGGGCGAAACCCCGGTCCTGCTGGGCACTCTGACCCTGAGCCAGCCAGCAGGAACGGTGACCGATGGCGTACTGACCTTTGACCCGATCACCGAGGACGCGGCCGCCGACACCAACGGCACCTGCACCTGGGCACGGATCAGCGATGGGGACGGCAACCCGGTCATGGACCTGCCCGTGGGCGAAATCGGCAGCGGCCAGCCAATCCAGATCAACACCACCAGCATCATCGAAGGTGGACCGTTACGCATTACCAGCGCAGTGCTGACCGAGGGCGGCCTGTAACATGAGCTACACCGCCCCGGCCGGTAACGCCGTCGATTTCGACTTTACCGAGAGCGGCTACACCCCACCCACCGGCGGGGCGGTTGATTTTGCGTTTTTCAACGTCCCACCGCATGATGGGACGCTTTCAGCCGAGCTGGCCGCACCCACCGCCGGGGTTTTGGTACAGCATGGCGACCCCAGCGGCCTGCCGATCATCAGCGCCTTCATTGACGCCACACTGGATGGGCCAGGCGCCGAAGTAGCCGCCGATTTCACCCGTATCCAGATCGCCACCATAAGCGCCCAAACAGACACGCCCCAGGCGGCCATACTGGCCGATTTTTACAACGGCCGGGTCATTGCGCTGCAGGCCACGCTGGATGCACCCCAGGCAAGTATCGCGGCAGCCAGGGGCAGCACCGCCACCGCATCAGCAACGCTGGAGCTGCCCGCAATTCAGATCGGGACCGAGTGGGGCATTAAAATCCCCGCCGCCGGTATCAGTGACAGCACCAGCGCCAGCGGGGGCGGTTTCAAGTGGGGGACGGGCACGGCCGCAAGCCGAGAGATGGCAGTGGCGTCAAACGCCGCCCGCATTACCGAAGCAGCCACAGCAGCAGAGTGGGATAGGGCCGCCCCCGCTGACGCCGAACCCACCATGCCGCACAACCAGATGGTCGTGCTGGACGACGGCGCCCACGCACCTTGGGGCACCCTGGCGGCAACCGACCGGACAGGCCAGCAGCCCTACACGTTACCGCCCGCGCTGGATAACCAGCAGCAGGCACCTTGGGACCGTTTCAGCGCAGAACCCAGCATCGAACCAGGGCACGGCTACAACCACCCACCGGCCAGGGACGCGGAGAAACACCAGCCCTGGATGCACGTCGATTATTGGGCAATCAAGCGACCAAGATGGGACACCCGCGACTACACGCCGCCGGTTAACAACGCGGTCAATTTCGATTTCACCGACAGCGGCTACACACCCGATCCGCTAGCTCTGGACTTTAGTTGGGGCGCACCCAGCCCCTACCCGAACCAGCCGATCATGCCGACGGACCCCAGTACAGGAATCGGCCACAACGTGCAGCCGACCATCGACCAGGCCAACAGCGTCCCCTGGGGCGCAGGAAGCTGGACGCGACCGTATCCGGACTACGGCCCCGACATCCCCTGGCCTAACGACCCGACCGAAGAACCCGCCGAACGGCCGCCGCAACCCGATATCCGAGAGGTTTACCTATTCATGCCGAACATCACCCTGTACCGGCTGCCAGACGGCGCCGAGTTTGAAGCCAGCCAGTGCGTCTGGAGTACCGACCGCGACTCTTGGGGCTGGCGTTTCACCGCCAACCTGAAGCGCGACGCTGACCTGGCGATCATCAAGCCCACCAGCACCGGGCCAGTGGAGATCGGCTGCGAGATCAACGGCCACAGCTTCACGGCTCTGGTCGAAAGCTACGGCCGCAGCCGCCAGCACGGCAACACCCGCTACACCATCACCGGCCGCAGCCGCACCGCCTGGCTGTCAGATCCCTACGCCCCCCAGCGCAGCAAAGCCCTGACCAGCGCATACAGCGCTGCCGCACTGGCCGAGCAAGAGCTGTCCAATACCGGCTTTAGCCTGCAGTGGAACGCCCAGGACTGGCTGATCCCCGCAGGCAGTTACAGCTATGACCAGCTCGACCCCATCGCCGCCATCAAGCGCCTGGCCGAAGCCGCCGGGTACATGCTGCAGAGCCACCCCGAGCTGAAGCAGCTGATCGTCAGCCCGCGCTACCGCGTCGACCCGCACAAGTGGAGCCAGCCGACCACCGCGCTTGACGCCATCCTGCCCGCTGACCTGATCACCCAGGACGGCTCAACCTTCAGGACAGCCCCGGCCTACAACCGCGCCATCGTCACCGGAGGACCGGCCGGAGGCGTAATCGTCACCGTCACCCGCGACGGCACCGCAGGCGACATCCTCGCCCCGATGGCCACCGACGACCTGATCACCCACAGCGACGCCGGATACCAGCGAGGCCGCAGCCTGATCGCCGAGGGCGGCACCTGGGAGGAAATGAGCATCACCACCATGCTGACCCAAGCCGGACAAGCACCGGGCCTGCTGCTGCCAGGGCACCTGGTGGAGATCCAGGACACCGACGATACATACCCGGTCGTCATCGACGGCACCAGCATCACCGCCACCAGCAGTGATACCGAGATCAAAGTGCGCCAGGCGCTGACCGCAGAACGGAGGATCACCTGATGGCGAACATCTGGAAACAGTTTGAGAACCTGCTGGAGCGGGACGCCACGCTGGTGGCCGAGGTGATCAGCATCAACCCCAGCAACGTGACCGTGGAGCTGTTGAGCGGGGATCGTGTAAACGTGCGTGATGGGGGAGTGGGTGTCGCGGCTGGGGAAATGGTGTTTATCAGGGGCGGGGAGGTGGTTCAGAAGACCCAGGCACTGCCGAGGCATGATTTGATACTGTATTAAATTTTACAAACCTGATGACCCGCTCTGGCCGTTGTAACCGCGTTTAAACGCCGCGAAAACACCGAAATTTAACAAACTATGTGGCAGTACAGGGCGCAGGTTTGTTAAATTACCGCCCTCGATATACGTTGCTTGCTGGTGCGGTTGTTTAACAAACCTTCCGACGCTTTTTAACAAACCTCGCGGCGGGCTACACCTTTCTCGCTGCACCCGCAGCCCGTTCAATTATTGGTAATGGTTTGATCCGATGGATGTATTGGCCGAAATCAAAGGCTTTCTTGGCTGCGAAACTCCTCATGAATGGCTGCAGTTGGCCGCACGACCCGAAGCGCTGGAACTGTTGCTGACAGATCATGCTCACTGTGAAAAAAAAGCGGCATCCACGGCCATGACGCTGATGTTTCGCTATGTCGACCGCT